AACGAACCAAAACAACTCGGAGACTGCTGAGAAGTTGGTTCGATACTTGATTAATAACCAACACTGGTCGCCACTGGAGATGGTCTCCGTGTGCTTGGAGATTGAAACTACAAGAGACATTGCTCGGCAGATTCTCCGTCACCGTTCTTTTTCATTCCAAGAATTTAGCCAGCGTTATGCTGATGCTTCACAACTTGGTTATGAGTTAAAAGAAGCTAGACTACAAGATACTAAGAATCGTCAGAATAGCATAGAGACAGATGATGCTCAACTTGCTGAAACATGGAGACAAAGACAGCACCAAGTAATGGATGAAATTTTGGATACGTATCATTGGGCAATAAACAATGGTATTGCAAAAGAACAAGCTCGCGCAGTTTTGCCTGAAGGTATGACAAAATCCCGAATGTATATGAACGGAACGCTCCGCTCTTGGGTACACTATATACAACTCCGAAGCGCAAATGGCACACAGAAAGAACACCGAGAAGTTGCTCTTGCCTGTGCTGCATCAATTGAACCAATTTTTCCCATGATTAAGGAGTATGTTAATGAATAGTTCCGATGATGTGAAGAAATTTATGGAAGCTTGTGGTCAAACTGAAACAGGTTTCAACAAACAAGCAGAACTATATTTTAGATTAATACGTGAAGAATTTGATGAACTTGTAAAAGCATATTTTGAAAAAGATATGGTTGAAATTGCAGATGGTTGTGCAGATTTAAAATGGGTGATTGAAGGACTAGAACACACACTACAATTACCACAACAAGAAATTTGGAATGAAGTTGCAAGAAGTAATTTAGCCAAGATTGACCAAGAAACAGGAAAAGTTTTAAAAAGAAATGATGGAAAAGTATTGAAGCCTGAAGGTTGGACGCCGCCAGATATTAAAAGTATTTTAGAAAATAACAAGGAATAAACATGGAATACATGGGAATAAATATAGATTTGGAAAGAGATAAACTCTTTGATGAATTGGGCATAAAGCGACTTAAAGAGTCCTATATGAAAGAAAATGAAGAATCGCCGCAAGAAAGATTTGCATATGTATCGACCGCATTTGGAACAGACAATGCACACGCTCAACGATTATATGACTATTCCTCAAAACATTGGCTTTCTTATTCAACACCCATTCTTTCATATGGTCGTTCTAAAAAAGGTTTACCAATCTCTTGTTTCCTTAATTTCATTGATGATACAGCGGAAGGTCTAGTTGATAATCTTTCTGAAACTAATTGGTTGTCTATGTTTGGCGGTGGTGTTGGTATCGGCTTTGGGATACGTTCGGCGGATGACAAATCAACTGGCGTTATGCCGCACCTCAAAATTTACGATGCATCGTCTTTGGCTTATCGCCAAGGCCGTACTCGCCGTGGAAGTTATGCTGCTTACCTTGATATTAGTCATCCAGACATTATTCCGTTCTTAGAAATGCGTAAGCCAACAGGTGATCCAAATGTACGTTGCCTGAATCTACACCACGGAATAAATATTACCGATGACTTCATGCAATTGATTGAGAATTGTATGTTGGATGCAAATGCAGACGATTCATGGAATTTAGTTGATCCATATAGTAAAGAGATTCGTGAAACTGTTTCAGCCAAAAACCTTTGGCAACAGATTCTAGAATTGCGTATGCATACTGGTGAACCTTATATTCATTACATTGATACAAGTAACAAAATGTTACCTAAACATCTAAAAGATAAAGGTCTAAAAGTACATCAATCAAACTTGTGTTCCGAAATCATATTGCCGACAGATAAAGATAGAACAGCTGTTTGTTGCCTATCATCATTGAATTTGGAGAACTATGATGAATGGAAAGATGAACCATTATTCCTAAAAGATGTTGCTGAAATGTTGGATAATGTTTTAGATTATTTCATCACACATGCACCTGATAGTATTTATAGAGCAAGATATAGTGCTATGAGGGAACGTTCTATTGGTATTGGTGCTTTAGGATTTCATGCTTATTTGCAACGAAATGGAATTGCTTTTGAAGGTGTTATGGCTAAAGTTGTAAACAACAAAATCTTCAAATCAATTAAGGAAAAATTAGATGAAGCTAATAAAATTTTGGGATCGGAACGCGGAGAAGCTCCTGATGCTATCGGCACTGGCCAGCGTTTTAGTCATACTATGGCTATTGCTCCAAATGCTTCTTCATCTATCATCATGCGAAATACTAGCCCTAGTATCGAGCCTTACCGTGCTAACGCTTACCGTCAGGACACTTTATCAGGATCATTTCTAAACAAGAATCGTTGGTTAGACAAAGTGATTCAGGAACATCTTGCTGGTGACGGTGAAACAATATCAAGTGACGATTACAATGATATTTGGTCTACAATCATTGCAAACGATGGTTCTGTACAGCACCTAACATGGATGGACGAAAATACCAAAGCGGTGTTCAAGACTTCAATGGAAATTGACCAACGTTGGGTGATTGATTTAGCTGCTGATAGACAAGTATACATAGACCAAGGACAGTCACTTAATCTGTTCTTTAGACCAGATGTTAATATTAAGTATCTCCATGCCATACACTTTATGGCCTGGAAAAAAGGTTTGAAAACTTTGTACTACTGCCGTTCTGAAAAGATTGGCAAAGCTGATAAAGTTTCAAAGAAAATTGAGCGACAAGTAATCAAAGAAATTGATATGACACAAATTGCTCAAGGAAATGATTGTATAGCTTGTGAAGGATAAAAAAATGAAAAGAGTATTAAGATTTACAGCTGAATGGTGTGCTCCTTGTAAAACAATGGCAACTATGTTGGACGAAATTAATTGTGGTATTCCAATTGAAGTTATAGATATAGATAAATCAATTGAAACTTCAATGGAATTTGGTATTAGGTCTGTTCCAACTTTAGTAATGATGGATGGAAACATTCAAATGAAAAGGATGACCGGCATGAAAAAGAAAAGTGATTTGGAAACCTGGTTGAAAACTTAAATGAAACCAACTATTGCTGTATTCGTACATCAACCATATTGTTCTATACAGTCGGATAATGGAATAATCAAAGCGTTATCTCCAAAATATAACTTCAAAATTTTCACTAAACATGAATTAGAAGATAATTTTTTTGATGATGTTGATTGTATTGCAATACCTGGCGGCATCGGCGATGCTAGTAAATTTGATATGTGTTTTTCTGCTAACGGTGAACGCATAAAAAAGTTTATTGCTGACGGCGGCAAGTATCTCGGTATTTGCATGGGTGCTTATTGGGCTGGTCGAGAATATTTAAATATATTAGAAGATGTTGATGCAGTACAATATATAAAACAACCAAATACTTGTACTCACAGACCACATGCAAAAAACCTGTCGGTCATATGGAACAATCAACCTGAAAAAATGTTTTTCTATGATGGATGTGCATTAGTTGGAGACAACAATAAATTTGAAACTATTGCAACATATTGCAATGGAGATGCAATGGCTATCATTCAACGTAACATTGGGATAATCGGTTGTCATCCAGAGAGTGAGATACACTGGTATAACTCTTACAGTTGGATGAAAGGTTTATATCATAACGGTAAGCATCACAAATTGTTGCTAGATTTTGTAGATAAATTAATGAAAAAATAGGACGGATATGATAAAGAAAACAAAACAGGACGTTACACAAGAACGTACATATTTTAAACCATTCAATTATGCATGGGCTTATGATGCATGGTTAAAACATGAACAAAGTCATTGGTTACATACAGAAGTTCCAATGATGGAAGACACCAAAGATTGGAAGAAAAAACTTACAGTTGAAGAAAAGAAATTCTTAACTCATATATTCCGTTTCTTTACACAAGGTGATATTGACGTTGCTGGTGGTTATGTTAATAACTATCTACCAAATTTTCCTCAACCTGAAATACGGATGATGTTGATGGGCTTTGCTGCTCGTGAAGCCTTACACGTTGCGGCTTATTCACACTTGATTGAAACTTTAGGATTACCTGAAACAACATATAATGAATTTTCCGAGTATGCTGAAATGCGTGAGAAACATGACTATGTTATGGATATTTCCAAACAAGTTAGTTCCAAATCAAACACCGCAACACAAATTGCTGTATTCTCTGCATTCACAGAAGGCATGCAATTATTTTCATCATTCATCATGTTATTGAATTTTCCAAGACAGGGTAAAATGAAAGGTATGGGCCAGATTGTTACGTGGTCGATTGTCGATGAAACACAACATGCTGAAAACATGATTAAGTTATTCCGCACATACATAGGTGAAAATCCAGAAATCTGGAACGATGAGCTTAAATCTCGTATTTACACCATTGCAGAAAAGATGGTGGAACTTGAAGATAAGTTTATTGACCTAGCTTTCAATTTAGGTGGCATGGAAGGTTTGTCTGCTGAAGATGTGAAGAAATATATTCGTTACATTGCTGACCGTAGATTAATTTCTTTGAGCTTAAAGGGTATTTTTAAAGTTAAGAAAAACCCACTACCATGGGTTGAAGAAATGATTAATGCACCAACGCATACAAATTTCTTTGAGAATCGGGCAACTGATTATGCAAAGGGAGCTTTGTCTGGTGATTGGGGTGATGTTTGGGCTAATTAATAACAATAACGGGAGTTAGTAATGAAAAATAAAATAGTATCAGGTGAATGTTTAAGTTGTGAATCAACATATGAAGTTGAATATTATGAAGAACTAACCTCACAAGAAATGCCAGAATTCTGTCCATTTTGTGGTGAACCCATCGAAGAATTATCCGAAGAATATATAGAGGATAATGACCTTGATGAAGATGACTTAAAATGGGAATAAACTGGATATACAATAACTTAAATTTCACAGAAGATTTAATTGGAGATAGTTACGGGTTTGTTTATATGATAACAAACCTAGAGACAGGTAAAAAATATATTGGTAAGAAACTTTTTTACTTCTCCAAGACAAGACAAGTTAAAGGCAAAAAGAAAAAATTCAAAGTGGTTAGTGACTGGCCAACTTACTATGGAAGTAGTGAAGAATTACAAAAAGATGTTGTTCTCTATGGAAAAGAAAAATTCAAAAGAGAAATAATGCATCTTTGTAAATCAAAAGGCGAATGTAGTTATCTTGAAGCAAAAGAACAATTTGCACACAATGTTATGGAAGGTGATGAATATTACAACAACTGGATTATGGTTAGAGTAAGAAAATCACATATCAAGGATTACAATGCTAGAATACTTAAAACAATTTGAAAATGAAAATTATGACACGTTTATGTTTCTTCCCGGAGAAAAAGAAGATGATGTGCATATAGAACTAAATGAATTGAAGGAAAAAGGAAAAAAACTTGGCGGTTCAAATTTAGGCGATTGTTATGATATTATCATTTTCAAAGATAAAGACGGTGATGTTGACAAGTTGGAAAGATTTGACGCAATTTTAATTGAACCATTGGAATATATCTCAGTGTTAATTCCTTTGGATTTTTATGGTGTTTTTTGCAAAAAAACA